TCATTTTCTACCACCTCCCAATCGTTAGCTAGAATATCATTTAAATCAAACTCAAAACGATTAGTTGCAATAGCATCTTTACCTCTACTACATACAAGTAAATCATTTTTTAAGTATATGTCGTCCCAGTCCTTACGCCTTATCTTTTTACCATCCTTAAGCTCGCTTGCCGCTTCAATAATGTTCATTCTAATATCTATTTTCTTATTTTAAAAATAACTGCACTTTGATCGCCCGTTCTACTTCTAGCATATCTTTGCTAGAAATTTGACCGATTCTTTTTCCTAATCTTTCTATACTTACTGTAGCTAGTTGATGGGCTAAAGCCTTACTTGTGTTACTATTAAGGTAAACTATAGCCTCGGATGAATAACATTGTGTGCTATTACTAGTTAAAGGAATTACTTGTACCCGTTTTAATACTTTGTTTGAATTATCATTACTTATAATAACAGCAGGCCTAGTTTTGTTAATTTCTTCTCCAATAGAACTATTAAAACCAACCCAGTATACTTCACCTCTCTTCGTATGCATCCCCGACTACTCCTTCAATCCATTCGTAAGCTTCTTTTTCTCTTTCCTCATCTTTAGCCATTTCCATATATTCTTGCTCTAATTCTTTATTAAGAACGTATGGTTTAACTAAATTCTCTATAAACTGACTAATTTTTCCTCTTCCTATTATTGAATGCAATTCATGATATACATTTTCATCTAAAGTAATTGTTAGTTTCTTGTGCATAATAACCTCCTAATACATATAATTATACGTATTATTTTATGAAATGCAATTTTATTTTTATTAGATTTTACAAACTACAAGAAAAGATAAAACTGCGGGATAAAACTAGCATAGATAATTGGAATGGGTTATTGGATAGTAATATTATCAATTGTACGATTTTTTCGTACAGCTTGGAAAACGAGCGTTTTTCTTGTGCTTGTAGCTAAAAAAAAGACGGAGTATTAATCCGTCTTTTCATTCTCTATAGACTAGTATTAAATCTGAGCATTCCTGCTGTTAAAGTAGATGGCCTTTGAGCGCTTGTCCCTGTTGGAATAGTAACTGATGAGTTACCTGGTAATACAGGATTGTTGGCAATGCTTACAGTTGCAATACCATTTACAATAGTAACGCCAATTTGGTTAGGAGTGCCTACGATACCTTTAACTGAAGCATTTGATAATTGAGCAAAAGTGATACTATCTGTTCCGACAGCTATAACAATCGAGGTTAGCATCCATGTGGCTGCAGCATTTACGCTTCCGCTAATTACGTCAATGGTTTTACCTCTGACCATTTGGGACGGGGAATCAAAATCGGTAGCTCTTGTTAGTACCCAGTTAGTTGTAGTAGAACCAATATTAGTTACCGTATATATTCCGTTTTGCAAGGCAGCTGTCTGGTCCTTAACTAAAACCCTGTTACCTACTGCTAAAGTAACTCCATCAATAACAAGTGCTGCTTGTGTCCCTGAATTAGTTAAAGTAGCTCCAACTCCGCTAGTACCATTAGCATAAGTAGCCGTTAAATTATCTGTGGTTGCAACTAAAGTTGCAGGTGAAATATTTAATGTATTTAACACCCAGTTTTCAGTAGCAAGTGTAAACCAACTTGTTCCGTCCGTAATCTCAGGTCTTCCTGTAGGAGTCGGTAATGGTGCTTTTAAATTTTTATCTTTTAAGTCATTTAACATTTTCATATCCTATGTTTGCGTTTTATTCACAGGATGATTTTAACATAGATTAAAAACAAAATGTAAAACTCGAATATTTCAAATACAAGGCGAGTTTAATTCTACCAATCATAAGGGTTCTTAAGCTCACGTAATACTCGTTGTTCTTTTTTCTTAGCCAGCGTTTCGAAAAACTTCTTAACAGGGTCTTCTGCTTCTTCTGAATTTAACTTTTTAACACTAACAGTTATCATCTTCTCGTATCGTTCTTCCTGTTTTCTATTATGGGAAGCAGTACTAGTATTCGGTTTGGTATACTGTTTATTCATTCTTAGTTATATTTTTGTGTTTTTCCTTATAAACTAATGATATTTTTTCTAAACGTGAAAGTCTATCGTCTAAAAGATCGGTAACTCTTTTTAATTTATTTATGCTACGATCCATATTTTTTATAACATCAAATAAATTTTTCATTGCATAACCTAATACAAACAATAAACCTACAATCCCTGCAATTATTAGATTTAAGAGCATATAACCTTTAACCTCTCTATCTTCTTCGCTTTTTATTTGATACAGGTAATTTACCACGAACTAAATTGTCTCGTGCTATAAAATAATCATATTCATTAGTTACAACCCAATCCTTAGTTAAGGCATCTACATCCGACAAAAGACTATAATTTTCATGAATTACCCCACCTGTTTTATTAAAACTTAGTTTTCGTAAGCAATCATTCCTTTGGTTTTTATAAATACAATAATCTGCACCCATCCTCTTAATAACGGCATCTTTTTCGTATACCTTTCTTATTGCTTCTATGAAATCCATTATTTCTCCATATATGCCCGTAAAGACTTATGCACTAGTTCACTAAGAGTGATATCATTCTCTAGTGCATAACGCTTTATTTCCTTGTGAAAGCTTTTATCAACCTTAACCACTAAATTAGCATCTTTATTATCTTCTAATCGTTTAAGTGCTTTCTCTTTATTTATTGATGGACGACCAGTTTTTAGTGAACTCATAATATCTCTTTAATCTCATTTACTATATTTGTAATCTCATATATCGCATCATTGTTAGTAGTGTCAAAAACAGATTGCCCCTCTGCTGCTGACTTGGCATAGGCAATTCTTTGGGATGTATAGCTTTTCATTATCGGCATGGAATATCCTTTTAAAGCTTCGGTTACTTCGCTGCTTAAAGAAGTTGTTGATATTCTTCGGCTAATGCAGAAATAAGCTTTTGGATTTCCATCAGTAATTTGTTGCCTATGTTTTATTACGTCTACCAGCTCTTCAGATGCCCATATATCGTATGGTGATGGTTGGACAGGTATAATGATTAAATCAGAACATTTGATAGCAGATACCGCCATATTAGTTAATTGCGGTGCGCCGTCAATGATAACCCAATCAAAATCATTAGCTATTTTCTTTACGTCTCTTTCAAGAGTTGGTCTGTCCATTCCTATAACAGCTATTTCACTATTACCTACTGCATGCCAATCTCTAGCAGAACCTTGAGGATCTGAATCAACAAGTAATACTTTTGAACCATTTAAGTGAAGTTTACTTGCTATATTCGTTGCAAGCGTAGTTTTACCCACACCGCCTTTTTGATTTAGTATGGAAATTATTTTCATATATATCTTTATAACTTTAGTTAAAGGTATATATATCATATTACTTTAATATGTAAAGATATTTTTATTTAACTAAACAAAGATATATGTTTTAAATATAATATTTATATCGTGTAATATTAATATAAAGAAATAGTTATTGACTATAATGATCTACAACCACTTTTCCTAAAAATTCTGGAATTAAAGGCACGACTGCGTTTCCCAGAGATTGCAAACGCTGCGTGCGGCTTCCTCCATCTGTCCAACTAATAGGATATCCCATAAGCCATTCCACCCAATCAGGGTTTAATCGCTCGTCTTTTAGCCTCGGAACTGCTAAAGGCTCTTTTCCCCATTGCTTAATTCCTCTGCTGCAATAGTACATGCCAATCTGCTCTTGTGTGCATATTGGGCTAATTTCCTCAAATCCCCCACATCCTTGTAATCCCTGCTGGTCGGTGTCGGAAAGAACCTTACATATCTGGCTAACCCCAAACTTCCTGATATCCCATTCCTGTTGTGTTTCCGAATGCTGCCAGTTTTTGTTACCAGGTAAACATCCTCTTTGCTGATTATATTCCCCACTGTCCCATTGCTTGCAGTCGGGGTCGGTAGCATTTTTACAACCGTCTCCAGGTGTGGACTCTGTCTCCTTCTTTCCGATGGACAATCCGACTTTGCCGATGCAAGCGGGGTGGGCAATAATCCATATCCTATCCCGTCTGTGAGGTGCGCCAAAGGCGGAAGCCGGTATGCAATGCCATTCTGCATTATACCCGATCTCCCATAAATCTTGCAGGACGCTGATAAGTCCTTTACTACGAAGGTTTGCCACGTTTTCGATAATGGCATATTTGGGTCTGATTTCATTAATTAACCTCATAAATTCTTTCCATAGTCCTGAGCGTTTAGCCGTTATTCCTTTCTGCTTGCCTGCTACCGATATATCCTGACACGGAAAGCCCCCAGCAATTACATCAATTCTTGAGAGCGTTTTTAAGTCTTCTTTATTTATGGTAGTAATATCAGTAAATATCGGTACGGATGGCCAGTGTCTTGTTAGTATTTTCCGGCAGAATGGATTAATCTCGCAAAATGCTACTGTTTGTAGTCCTGAGGCTTCTAAGCCGATTGAGAAACCACCTATCCCTGAGAAAATATCTAGAACGTTTAGCATCTTAGTTTTGTTTACCGTACCTAAAGTAATTATACCATAGTCATTAGCTGTCCTTATTTTCTAACGACTTTTTCCGTTTAGCCCTTTCCTGAAAAAACTTAATATTCTCTCTTGCTTCTTTCATCTTAGCCGCAAATTCTTCTAACTCTTCCATACTTTGCTGCTGATATTCGGCTTTATCTACTTGGCTTCGGTTTTCTATGTTCATTTTAGCTATTGCTAAACCGGTAAGTTGTTGAACTTCAGGAACGCTAATCTCCCCTTCTTCCAGAGCAGTTAAAGCACTATTTATTATTTCTGTAGCTGTTCTATTACCAAATGATATTTTTATAATATTAGTACCCTTACTTTCAGTAGACCATCCACCTTGAGTTTTTAGGTAGAATATGGTTGCCGTTACATCGCCTTCATCTATTAAGGTTGTAAGCTTGCGAGCCACTCTGCCTATCGCCTTTGCTTTTCCTTTTTTATAGGCTGTAAGTACTTCAGGTTGACGCTTCTTAATTTCATGAAAGGTTTTCTCTGAAAAACCAAAATAATCAGCTATCTGTTCTATGGATAAATAAGCAGACAACGCTTCTACCTGTAATATTTGATCGTCAGTTAAAGTTATTTTTTTACTCATTCAACAATACAGCTTTTTGATTAGTTTCCTTCTCCCATCTCTTTATTATAACATCAACATAAGCTGGAGATAATTCCATCATATAACAGCTACGCTTTGACCTCTCGCAAGCAATCAAAGTAGTACCGCTACCGCCAAACGGGTCATATACACTCTGGCCTTGCGCAGAGTTATTAAGTATTGGCCGAAGCATGCACTCCATCGGCTTTTGCGTGCCGTGTCCCCAAGTTTCCTCCTTGTTGCTATTACCGAATGGATTATTATTTTCAATTTCCCATACGGTAGATTGATCACGCCTGCCTTGCCAGTTATGCTTCTTCCCTTTCCGTACTCCGTACCATAGAGGCTCATGCTGATGATGATAATCACCCCTGCTTAATGCAAACTGCTGCTTTGTCCAGATTATGAGACAAATCAATTCAAAACCGCTATTCTCTATATTCTCGGCAAACTTGTGCGTATATTTAGATGAATGCCAAACATAAGCCACATCACCGGTAAATAATGAATAAGCCTCAGACCAATCATATCTATCATCATTTAGTACCTTACCTTTAGAACGTATGCCTACCTGAAGATCAACACCCTCACGCCACTTAGGATCATACTCCACACCATAGGGTGGATCAGTTACCATTAAAATTGGCTTTGCCCCATCCATTAGTTTTTCAACATGCTGCGGGTTAGTACTATCTCCGCACATTAAACGATGAGACCCAAGCAGGTAAATATCACCAAGCTTGGAAGTAGCTTCTTCCCTTACTTCTATCTCCTCTTCCTCCCCTATTTCTTCTAATATGGCTTTATCAAATATAGGCGTTAGCATATCCTTATCCATACCAAAAGATAATAGCTCCTCCAGATCAAATCGCTCCGTTAGAACTTCAAAATCATATTCACCGAACGCTAGGTTATCTCTGATATTCAACCTGTCTATTTCCTCTGGTGTTAATTTCCTATTTGGCATTAACACCTCAATTTCAGTCTCATCATCGTAACCTGCCATATATAAAGCTTTTTTGCGCTGATGACCGCCGATAATGGTGTAATCGTTATCTACTATTATTCTTTGATGATACCCGTCCTCCTTTATATGAGAAGCCAGTTTATCCAGCATTTCCTTGGTTATTTTTCTTGGATTATTGGCATATTCTTTTAATTGCGATAACTTAATGCTCGCCTCTTGCCATGTGATGGTTTCATGATTACTTTGATAGTTCATTTTCTAGCTCCTCTAGTTTATCACTTAACATTGAAATGATTTCTTCCTCAGTACAAATCCCTAAACGGATAGAATCTAAAAGGGGCATAAGTTCTTGTTCCATTGTTTCAAGAAAGTTTTTCGGGTAGTTTTCTAATGCCTTGAGTAGCTCATTAAAATTCATAGCAAAAGGTTTCTCATCTTCAGGAACAGCAAGTCCTAGCAACATACACTCCTTAAACTCATTGCTAATATTCCCCTTTAAATATTGATCTATAACAATTTCTTCGCATCTTGCTTTAGCCATAATACCTCTCATATATTTTAGATATTTTTTTATCTTTTGGAGCTTCTAGCCTAATTATGTGTTTACCTTGATTGACAGTTAATTCTAAATCCTCAACTGATTCAGATAATGCAGTTAAGTTTCGTGTTACCAGCTTTTTCTGTTTATCTATATTAGATACACAAGCTAAGAAATTCTCTTTTTGTCCAAGATAGCTATTTAAAAGTGCATGACGGATTCCCGTTAAATCTTTGCTAGTATTAAAATCCTCCAATTCATTATAAATCCCGCTAACATACTTCTGAATAACGACTACACCGCTACCTTTTAGCTTTAAGTGAACTACCTTCCGCTCTTCTTCCGACTGCTTCGCCTGCTTAATCTCGGTATAGACCTTGTTAATGCTAGACTTGCCTTCTGCAACTTTGGCTTTTTGCTCTTCTGTTCCTTGCTGTTGAATTTTATCATACTGGAAAGCTGTCGTATGGCTTACACCTGCTTTTTTAGCAATAGCCTCTAACGCTCTGCCGGTTTCCTGTTTTTGTTCGCTAATATCTTCTGGCCGTGTGTAAAGTACTTTACTATCGGTAAACTGGCTTAGTTCTGCCCTTTCTTCCTGTTTGGAAAATTGTTTTAAAGCAGATAATTGCCTTTCCTTAGCTTTTTCCGCCTCAAGCTCCTTGAACCTATAAGCAAGTGCTAGCCTTGTTTCAGTAGGCAAATTCCTTCTGCTAAACTGGTTATTGATCATCCATAGCTTTACGTCCAGTTCGGTTTCTAGCTCCATCTTTTCTATTATGTTGAAGCTTATGCCGTGCTTAATGCAAATAGCATATCTATGGTGTCCATCTATTATGGTATTATTCCATACTATTAAGGGATTAAGACACCCCTCATTAACCAAACTCTTCTCTAGCTTCTCTAACTCCTCACCCGATAACGGAGGAATAAGCTGTGCAAACTCTTCGTTGATAATAAAATCTGTATTCATCGTGCTTGCTCTTCTTCTCTGACTGTTTCTATTAGGCTACTCGTGCAAATTCTCCATGAAGTTTCTTTACTGCCTTGCAGTAGGCTTTGTGAGCTTCTTGGGGAGTGTTAAATGTTCCTAGGTGGTAACATTTTCCTAATTTTTTAATTTTTGCTATGTACTTGCCTGTTTTTTTATACAAACAAACACCTTTGTAGCCAGAGGTATTATTTTTTCTTTTTCCTCGATAACAATGAACTTGCGATGGAGTTGCCGCTCTTAAATTTTCTATTCTTGTATTATTTTTATTTTTATCTATATAAGAAACCACGTATGGTAAATAACCATGAAACATTAAAAATACTATTCTTCCGTATTGGTATGACTTTGTATCTATCCGTAAGTATTTATAGCCTTTGCTACCTATTAAAGAAAAAACTTTACTTCCTTTTTTAGCTTTTACATTATTAACTTTCCAATAAAGCTCTCCATCCCGATACTCAAACAACCTTTTAACCTTTGCTTGCGTTAATTTAGATTTAACTTTTTTAACTGTTTCTTCTACTGCTTGGAGCTTGACAGCTTTAGGCTTCCTAAAAGTTTTAGCTTGTTCTGCCGGTAGGACTAGCTGAGTAGGTACTTGCTCCTTATCTAAGGTGTTTTGAAGAGTTTTAATAGTCTCTTTTAACTCATATATATCGTATTCCAAATTCATAATACTTGTAAAATTACGATCTGATATAGCTTTTGGTAACCTACTAACACTTGCTTCTAAATCCCTAAGCCTTTTCTCTGTTACAAAGCTTAAGCCGCCCGGGTGCATACTAAAAAAGTCAGCTGCTCTTTTTATTCCTTGAAAAAATCTAATCATACTACCTCCTTGTTTCTTTCTAAAAACTCTCTTCTTTCTTTACTAATCCGATTGTAAGCAGTTTGGTTAAAATGTTTTTCGGCTAAATTATCTGGCATATCGTCATATAACATTCTCATTCCTTCTAAAGGTAACGCTTCAAGAGGGTGATATAATTCTCTACGTCCTTTAATATTATTTCTAACAACAAAAATATCTCTTAATCTTAATAACCCCCCTCTTAGTTGACTTATTGTTGACATTATTTCTGTTGTACTTTTTTTCTCAATAACCCTTTCTTCTATCGGTAGAATAGAATCCAAAGCAAAATCTATTTCATATAACAAATCTTTTATTTCCATATTTCCTCTTTTATTTAAAACTACTTATTACCCCTTGGAATGACCTAATAAATTCAAATAATTAACATTAACTTCAATCGAACCTTTAGCTGTTCCATCTTTTGCAATGTAAGCATTCACTTTTGGATACCCCTTAACTAATATACTGCTTCCTTTTTTTACATACGATCTAACAACCTTAGCTAGCCCTTCAGAGCCTACTTGGCATTTAAACCATATTGTATCTTTATTGCTGTTTGTAATTGCTATCTGAAACGTTATGAAATCCGGATATTTCTCAGGACTTGGCATGATAGGGTCTGCTGCTACATAACCTATAATTTCTATTTCGGCACTTTCTCTCATGGATTACCTTTTTTTAAAATGGGATTTCATCACCGATAAACCTTTCATTTTTTTTCTCAGGTTTAGGTTGGTTGTAATTAATCTTTACTTTTACCTTGCTGTTCCTACTATCCATACACTCAGTATATTTAGGATGATCAGGCGTAATTATTGTTTTTATTTCATTCTTTGGATTCTGCCCTTTATCGTTGATGGTAATTTCAGCTACAAATTCAAGATTATCTAGATCAGCAAAGCTTTTTATCTCTCTCTGCTTTACGGCGTCGGAAGAATTGTCTTTTGGGTGAATGCTATAAGCAGAGTTAAGTATTGCCTTAATCGTACTCCTACCGATTTCGCCATATTTAGGTGATTTATCACTATGAAGACCGATATAACTCCAGATTTTTCTATTCTCGTATTCACCATTTAAGATTACAAACTCACCGGCAAGATATACACTGCCCGTAGAATCGCTTTTAGTAGCATATCCATCCGGAAATTCTGATGTAACATAACCTCCTTTTTTTATAAGCATTACTACTTTTGCTATAGTTCTATGAGGTATTAACGTGTAAAATGTCTGGTCTTCCGCATCGTTAAAGTTATTCCATTTACTCATTGTTTTGCTCCGTTAATTCGTTTAACTTTTTGATGTTATCGGCTATTTGCTTATCTAAATACTCTCTAAACAAATTAAATTGCGTATCTTGTACTGGTAAAAGATATGTATAATCAGGATCAACCGACCCACTCATTAAAAGCTTATAGTCTTCCATATCCTGCCTAATCTCTTCCCTTAAATTACGAATTGACGTATATTTTCTAGCTTCTATTTCACTCATTTACTCCTCCTATGCTTGACTTGCTTGTTTTTCTATTAATGCTAACAATTCCATATCATTAAAATTATTAACAATTGCTTCTTCTCTTGCTGTTAATTTCAGTCGACTACAATTTGTCACCGACTCGCTATCATAATCATTTACCGGCTTTTCTTCCCTAACCTCAATAAGCCTTCCGGTTGTATTTGACTTTTGTAACTCAGCTATTCTTATGTTCGATAACCAAGCTTTGTCCTCTAGTACCTTTTCGGGAGTTAAAACAATTGGTTGTTTTTCAAAATTTTTATACTCAGGATGAACGTTTTTAGTGCGTAATTCTAAAGTCAAACCTGTCTTTAAAATAGCATCCTCAAGGTCTTCTAAACTTCCAGGCTCAATTATCCTTTCAATAAGAAATGCTACCCCCTCTATGATAATTTTTTTAGGCGACTCCTCAGTAGTCGTTAATGACGGATTATTTAAGGCAGCAAACAAAGAATGATTTTTTATTACAGATTTAAAATTAAGCCAATTAAGTTTACTTACCGAATGTTCTAACTCGACAACTTCATCACTAGGTATCGGTTCATTTTGCAGGGGAGCGATTATCTGCATTGCTATCGTTACATCCTCGCCGTAAATGGAAGCAATAGCTTTGCGGATTTTAGCTTTCTCAATATCGTTTAACTGCATTTTTTCAGTTTGAATACAGACCTTGTGCGGTTCTGTTTCTACAAACTTGTAATCATCTTGTATCTCGCCTGATCTCTGCTTGCCAAAAGTACTCCACAGAGCTTTAGAGAGTAGCATTCTTCGGGTTGCTTGTTCATCGGCAACAATTTCTTCAGGGTCTATTGGAACTACAGGATCAGTAATGCAGTCATTATCCAGTAAAGCTGCAAGTTCTTCTGTTTCGTTTTCCTCCCATTCATCAACAGCAGATTGCGTTGGCTCTGTAAGGAAGCCAAAAGCTAAATCTGCGTAACCGGATTTTTTCTCTTCTGTGTGTAAAGTTTTTATTTCTGCAGAATTTGTATCAACCGGTGTATTAGTGTCGTTATTTTTATCAACACAATCAGTTACACAGGTTTTATCGTTAAAACCCCGCGCGTGCGTATTATTAATACTATACGAATATAATCTCTCTATACTTACGTTATAGAGATTATATTCTCTTAGTATATTTGTATCATCACCGGCGATGATAGGGGTGTGATCATTTGCGATGATAGGGGTGTGAACATTTATAGGGGTATCTTGTTTATACCCCCCCTGATTTTTATTATTATATTTTGATGATATATACTCATGATTTGTTGATGGTGTTAACTCCTCGATAAGCATCCTATCAAGCCCTATAGGATTAAAAAAACAAGGCGTTTGTTGCCAGATATAAATAATTAATTGATTATATAAAACTTTATGGCTTTCTTTGTTTGTATAAAAATCTCTAGTTAATAACTCAAGTTCTTCTAATTTTACTATTTTTCTTCTAATAGTATTCTCTGTAACTCCATACTTTTTAGATAAATCTTTATAAGAGGCATATACACCATACTTATACAATTTAGGGATTCTTATTATTTTGCTACTTGTATGTATCTTCTTATGGTTATACCATGATCTAAACTCATCCCAGTATAAATTAATAGCCAATGCATCAGGATTACCTCTTGAATCCACAATAATTTTATATAATTGCTGTTTATTGGTAAGAGTCAAAGTGGTTGTTTCTGCTGCCTTACTCACTTTCTTTCTCCTCTAAGATTAAATCTAATAATTTCACTAAATCACTCCAAAAAATGCCGTGGAGTAATGTTTGGTCTTCTACCTTACTTATTTTACTCAATCTTTCGGCTATCGTTGTAATTTCAGTAGTAATCTTGACTCCTCCCTCTAGAATTAAGCGAAGCAGAGTCTTTAAATCTTGCCAAAACATCGCCTCCATTGGCATTTCATCAGTTTGCCTTAAAACCATCCTCATTCTTGAAGCTACTACCTTGATGTCTTGTGATTTATTCATATTCATTGGTTATTTAGATTAATACCTCGCCTTGTTGCGTAATCTCGTAATGTTTCCCTTATTACCTTTAGGCGTTGTTTTTCTGCTCTTGAGGCTAGCCATTCTTGGATTTTTTGTAGGAAGGAAGAGAGAAGGGGGGTCATTATATTTCTTTTGAATTATATGTTTAGTTGGTATAAAGGTTGAAATCTTTGATTTATAGACTTTGATAGTTTATTGATATCTTTGTTTTCAGACTCAATAACACACACTTGACTAGAACCTAAAAGAAAAATTTTATTACCTATAGCTGTATCAAATTCCGTGTAAAATGATACATGAGTCCCACTTGGTAATGATGTTAGGATTTCACAAGGATTTTTTACGATCAACTCCTGTTCCAAATTCCATAAATTATAGAGAAACTGTTTTTGATCATTTAATTCTATATTGTGAGTTATAATTCCATAATAAACACCTTGCTTGACAACAATCATGGTACTTTGAGTATTATTTTTACCGCTTTTGTTTTGATGTATTAATTTTTCTCTTGTTAAGGAATTAAGTGAATTTGTAAATACTTTATAACTTAATCTTTTTGTTCCTTTTAATGCAGAATTATCGAAATAAGACTTATATTGATCATAAATATCTTGATTTGTTGTATATTTGAAATATCTACTGTTGATAGAACATAAAAAGCACAGAACTGTGTGATCATTAGGCGAAAGCACTAAAAAAGACATAAATTAGTATCTTAAACTAGGTTTATCTTTAAGGGTAATATTATATCGACTAAGAATTACGTTGGGTATTGCTCATTTTTTCTAACCTAAATATTAAAATTAGTGTAAAATAGGATTTATTTATGGTTATTTATATGCCTTTATTAAATTACTATGATTGGCTTACGATACTTGGTTTTGTTCTTTTTATAACAATTCATGGAATAAGCAAAAGCTCAACAATTAAGAATTTAAACACTTACGCTCTTGGTACAGTTTCGTTTTCATTAAAATATTTAGTAGGAACTGTGATGGCTACTTGGATTAGTGGAACTCTGTTTTCTTTAAATCTAGAAAGAGGTTACAAAGGAGGTTTTTACGATACCATTCCTGTAATGTTCATGTCTGGAGCTATATTCTTGATTGCTCATGTAGTTATCCCTAGAATGAAGGAATTTTTTAAAAAACTAACTATAGCAGAAATGTTAGGTAGCCATTACAACTCTAATAAGATAAGAATATTTGTAGCTTCTTTGGGAATTCTTAATTCATGCGCTCCAATTGCTATACAATTTTATATAATGGGAAAGATAACAGCCTATTTTATTCCTGATATTTTTGGCACTAAAACAACTGAAATATTGATTATTATACTTGGGGCAGTTGTAACTTTATATACTTTAGTAGGAGGAGTTAATTCTGTAATACGTACTGATTTGATACAACTTGGTATAGGAATAGTCTCTATAATAGGATTATATTATCTATTATATAATATTCAATGGCAAGCTGTAGATTCTTCTCTACCTCAATACAAACATTATGATTTAAGTTATGTTTTAACTACCTATGATGACAATTTTTGGGCAATGATAAGTCTTGTAATATATTTTATCATACCAGCTGTAAACCCAGCTTCTTACCAAAGAATAGTTATAGCTTCTTCCATAAAAGAAGCTCAAAAAACATGGTATATATCAGCTTTAGGTGTTTTTATTATTAGCTTAATTATAAGTTATGCAGGATATATTCTCTTTTGTATAAAACAAGGCCTAGATACCGAATCATTATTGAGTTTTCTTATAAATGAAATAACGCCTAGTGGGATGAAAGGTTTGTTATTAATTGGATTTCTTGCGTTAGCTATGTCTACTGCCGATTCCTTTTTAAATGTATTGTCTGTGATGTTTGCTAATGATTTATGCATATACTTTAATATTAATATCAAACAAAAACTAAATATAGCACGTTATGCTACTCTTATTGGAGGTGTTATATCAATAATAATTGCTTTACAAACTCAAGGGATGATGAATACATTATTAATTGCAAATAGCTTTTATATGCCAGTAATTACAGTTCTTTTTTTTGTTACAATATTTAAGTTTAATCTATCCAGTAGATGTGTTTTATTCTCATTATACATTACAACTTTAGCCATACTACTAATAAAGATTTTTTGCAAAATTAATCCTTTAATTCCTGGATTAATATTTTCTGGATTAATGTTGATATCCTCATACTACATCGTAGAAAAATGGGAGCTTCTCAAGTGCTTTGGAATTAGAAGTAAGTTGAAGGAGAAATAATATGAATAAGAATAAACCTCTTAAAAATAAAGAAGAAGCTCTTGAATATTGTATTAATGAAGGCTTTAGTAAGGAGGAATCTAAATCAATTGTAAATGAGTTATGGGATTATTGTTCTGAAAATGATTTAAAACCAACTATTGATGAACTTGACAGGGAGATAGGTTATTTTCTAGAGGAAAAAGAGTACAAAAAACAAGAGGAAGAATGGAAACACCGCTCAATATGGAAAAAGATTGTTTTTGATAATAACAGAAGGTTACGTGGTATAATTATTTTCTTTATGATTTGTAGCCTGTTTGCTTCGGTAGTAGGTATAGTTAAGAGTTATTTTTTACTTAGAACATACTATATCGGCAAAGAATGTCCATTAGGTACAGAACCTAGTTGGCTAAAACGCTCATGTGTAGAAGTTGTATGTAATGGAAATGCTTTACAGGAAAGTATGACTTCTAGTAGTGCTACCGATACTATTGATAAAAACAGGTTATTTTTTTTAGACACTTTTATTTATGATCCCAGTGTATCTAAATGCGTGTCTAAATGTGCAAAGTTAAATGCGGAATATTATCAAAATTTTGCAGGAGATATAAAACATTATTATGGGAGTTACTACTACTGGAAAGATGGCCAATGTAATTTACTTCCTCGGTATAAAAATACCTTTAAAGATATAGAACTTGAACTTGGAAGACTGAGAGAAGATCAAGTCAGAGCATTGAAAAATAAAGAATTAGCTGACAAAATAAAGCAAGAAGAGGATGCTTTAAAACAATATTTTTTACGTATCCTCGAAGAGAATAAAGAGTATTATAAAAAGGCACGTTACAATCATTGATGAGTTAAAAAATGATTAATCCCTTGATAATAGATTAATTATTTTGGATTTTAATATTTTACATTTATTTATTAATTTTTGCTGACTCTCATCATTATAATAGTAGTCGTCATCAATCCCAATATAAACCATTCCATACATGAATAAAATTGTATTAATACCCATTATTATTATTTGTAAAACCCAATTTTCAATTAAATTGATTACTAGTATATAGTTTAACAGCACAAAAATACTTGTTAATACAATAGGAAATATCAATACTAAAAATCTTTTCATAACTCTCCCAATATCAAGTAACAAGCTGTCGGCATCCCAATTAATACTGACACGACATAAGCCCTAGTAACCCATTTTACGAAGGGGTCGTCAGAGTTCCACTCCATAGCTATCCTCCCCCAGTAAATTGCTTAAGTTATGCAGTTTGCTTACAGTCATGGCTCTACAGAGGTAAATAATCATATCGTGTAGCTTATCTTCCATCCTGTTGAATGAGACCTCCGTTGACCTTAGCTGTGCATATAAAAGATCAGGTTTAGCTTTATCGCCGTTTTGTTGTAAGTATTCGTTTACGCTTAAATTTTGGTTTTTTAAAGTTGCTTCGATGTTTTGAAGTTGAGATATAAGAGAGGATACGACCACCTCCCAAGAACTATCTGCTTGCATAAATTACTATATTTAATTGATAAGTGCCAGGGGCTTTCGTCTAGTTGTTGCAAACCAATGATATCCTTCATGCCAGGAGGCATTTATAAATATCATAACCCCCAGCATGAGAGGTTCTGCTTGCAACAGTGAGACGAATCACCATTAGCCATTTAACGCTAGCTAATAGACAAAACCCTGTCAACTCTCAATCTTAAGTAAATAAAATATTTTGAGAATTTAATTTGTTGTTGTGGTATCTAAAAATTGCGGGGGGGGGGTAATGAGGATTTTTTGCCACATTTACCACCACCACCTGTGAAAATATTTAAGGGGAATTATTTTAATTAATTTTATTAAAGAGTGTGAGCGAACATAAGATTTTCGGTGTTGAATATGAGATTTTCGGCCATCCTATACACTATAGGTAAACTGGCTTAGAAGGATAAAAAATAAAATTCATTCCCAAGAAACAAAATTCATTTTTTGACTTTTTGGCGATTTAGTGTAGTTCGCCGCGATTTTACATACTTCGCTAATTACACATTTTTGAGAGAACCTATGAAGTTTTGTGGAAATACCTATGAAGTTTTGTGGAAAATCCTTTTGTTCCCAGTATTTCGATTTTCTCAATTCCGCAACCTGTAACCCTTATCAAATAAGGGTTTATAGATAGTGATAAGGAAAAGTTGCGATTTTCTTAATTCCGAAAGTACGAAAAAATCGTACAGTTGAAAGACAAGTTTTATCCAATTTGTCACTTATTAAATAAGTAGTTTACGATACTATGATTAAGTTATATAATAGGTGATATAACTTTTTAAAAACTAGGTTTTAATGATGTTGTCATTTAAACAGGTGAAAAATTACAAATAATATGAATATAGCAGAAGCATTAAAACACCTCCAAAAAGGTAAAAAAATACAAAAGACAGAAACAATAGAACCTTACATATACCGATTATTTGATTCATTCTTAGGAATGTATTTTTTAGAAAATAATAAAAAATCTTTTATACTCGTAGAGGTAGAAGAATTTTCTATAACTAACAATAATTGGATTATATTTTCTAATCCCACTCCTATTAAATTTTTTGGTGAAAATTTTGATTCTGCAGGAGGAGGTCGTTCTATGGGAGCAAGTGATTTCTACGAAATAGGTTACACAATCAAAAGATTAAAAACCGGCGAAATCTTTAATAATGCTAATTTGTCTAACAAAAAATTTTCTTTAGAAGATATGAATGCTAATGATTGGGAAATATTAGATAAAAGTAAATAATACCATGCTAATAGGATATGTAAGAGTTTCAAAGGCAGACGGCTCTCAAACAACAAATCTCCAGCTGGACGCTTTAAAAGCACACGGAGTTCAACAAGAGTACATTTACGAAGATTATGCCTCGGGAAGAAATGACAAAAGACCAGGATTGGAAGCCTGCCTAAAATCTCTTCGGGAACATGACGTCTTAGTAGTCTGGAAACTAGATAGATTAGGTCGTAATCTGTCACACCTAGTTAAAACAATCACCGATCTTACCCAGAGAAAAATCGGTTTTCGTATTTTATCAGGGCAAGGTGCTCAAATTGATACAACTACCGCCGCAGGAAGATTGACCTTTGGAATATTTGCCTCGCTTGCTGAGTTTGAAAGCGATTTAATTAGCGAAAGAATCAAAGCGGGACTTGCCGCTGCTAGAGCTAGAGGAACAAACGGCGGAAGAAAATTCAGGTTAAGTAAGGCACAAGTACGCCTTGCTGAAGTAGCTATGAAAAATAGGGATACTTCCGTAGGCGATTTGTGCAAAGAGCTTAAGATCACGAGAAATACACTATATCAGTACGTCAGCCCTACAGGCGAACTTCGAGAGCGTGCAACTAAACGTCTAAAACTTTAATAGTAGTAATCTTAGTTTTGTGTTAAAGTAGTACAAGGGTAAGTAAACGTCTGCTACATGCAGGGTGTCTTCGCGGTTTACCGACTTAGTCCTAGCTTACCCATTTTATTTTAAAAATTTTTAAGCAGTTATGTACGCAATATCATTCGACATGGAAGTAGCTAAGTTAAAGGAACATTACGGTGAGCCTTATAACAAAGCTTATGATGAAATTAGAGCCATGATGGAAGAATTAGGTTTTGTCGGAACACAGGGCAGTCTTTATCTTTCAAAAAATGAAAAAAACGACCTTACAACTGTTTACAAGGTAATTAATAAACTATCTAATGTTCAGTGGTTTTCTGATTCAGTACGTGATATTAGAGCCTTTAAGGTAGAAGACTGGTCAGATTTTACCGAGATAGTGAAAAAGAATGGATGAAAATAATAAATTAGCTACTAAAAATGATCTTAGATTAGCCATTTTAGAGTTAAAATCTGATCTTTTAGAATGGATTATTACATTACTTTTTATAAGTATTTTAGTAACTGATTTTGCTATTTTAATTGCACTTTTTAAATAATTTGTAGTTTACTAAATATCTCTGTCAATGGTTTAAAACCATCGGTGGTTCTATTCTCTAAGTCATATGCTTTTAGCTCCGCCTCGTTGAATATCTTAGGTTTTTTCGGAACTTCCTCCTTAAGGATATTAGCTTTTATGCGGAAGTTGTCATTGTCAGTTTTTACGGCATCCCGCATCTCAAATCGCAGACATTTACCGAAATATGCCATAAATTGAGCTTTAGAGCAGAACCGGTTATCTTTCCGTTTTGACATATCGAGGAGTATTTCATTCATCGCATTTAGGCTAAAGTCTCGCCCTGATAGGCTTTGTAATTTAGCATTATCCTCCTTGTTTAACGGGTAATGGTGCTTTAAGCCTTGAGGCTCGCTGTACTGGTTAAACCGGTAAACTCTTGCCTTACGCTCGGCGTTAGTAGGTTTTTTCCTTTCGTTAGGTAGTCGTTTTTTGAATTTCTTGTTTTCAATTGGTATAACTTTAACTTCTTCAGAATTTTGTAAAAAATTAGATTTCAGATCTATATCTTCAATATTCTTATTTTCTTTATATATATAGAGAGGATCGTTTTGTTGGGAAATTTTTTTCCCGATAGAATATTCTATAAAGGTAGTATTTTCAAGGTTTTGCTGCTTATAACCAAACTCATAACTATAACGATATTTTTTGTTATTATGAGTAACGGAATTATGATAGGTAATATCCAAAATATCTGCTAGTTCCTTGATAATATTTTGATTCTGTCTTCTTTCAACAAGTGTAAATGTGGAAATATATTTGTGATTTAAGAGTACTCTTTCGCCTTGCCTTAGTTTACCTATAACGGCACTAAGCAATTTATTGGCAGGACTACTAAGAAAAAAAGACTTTTGACGAATTGGCTTAATCTTTCTATTAGCTCTCTTTATCTTATCCCACTCAAGATAACTCTTACGATAACGGGCTTTCTCTTCCTTAAATGAGTAAAGTTTGCCTAATTGCTCTGAGACATCTTGTCCCAAGTTTTGTAGAGCATGTTGCATAGATTTGTCTTAATTAAAGTTCATAAAATTTTCACTTAAAAAAACTGACAAACCTATTGACAGTAGGGAAATACTCTACTATTCTCAAGTCTGTCAGTTCTTGAGTTTTTTAATAAAAAACCATGGTTGACGTATCACTAGATACATCTGATGCCTGAGAAATTAAAAAAGCATCCGGCAAGAGTTTCTTAATTTCTCTTTAAATGTTGTGTAAATTCTATTTATTTTCCTATAACAACCTCCAAAATATAATCTCGTTCTTATCTCAGAACTTAAACAAGATTAGATAACATTCTTAAGGAGTCAAGAATTATTTTTGACTTTCTATGAATATTATTGTAGTAATATCTTTTTTTATAGTTAACATATAAAAATATGAGAGCTAAGTATGAGAGTTAAAGTTAGAATGGATGATAAAGAAATTATTAAAAATGCTATAGATAATTATAGTGTGTTTTCTGCAGGGCAAAAACAAATATTAAAAATCTTATCGGATTTTGATGCTCCTATACCAATTGATATTATACAAAGCGTTGCTCAAGTATCAAAACAATCATTCAATTTTAGTATACAAGGTTTATTAAAACTAGGGTTTGTTTTTCGTCAAAAACATAGAGTTTATGTTTATCAAATAAACAGAGATAAAATTGAAGAAATAATTAATATATATAAAAAACAAAAAAAACTCACAAATAATACTTGACTGTGTTATCTCCTCCCTCTATACTCACATCATAAGGCATAAAAAAACGCCTTAAGTTTGCAGCTTAAGACGTTTTAAGAACCTTATTTATAACCTGTAAGAATTTAAAGTTTACTAGACGAATAATTCTTACTTTTCAATAACCAATCCATAAATGGAGGATATATGCAAAATATCTCAACCCTACCTTTATGTCAAGGTGGAAATTCTAGCGAAAAAAATCGTAAAAACATTAATAATCTAGCAAGTTATGGTATAATTGATAAAAGCCATCAGTTGTTAGAATCTACCATGCTAAGCTTAGAAGACATCAGCGTTGAAATGGCTAAAGAGGCTTTGAAGAAAGGGTTATTTGGTACTAAAGAAGCTGTGCAGGTATTTTCAAATCTTGAGCAATTAAGGGAAGCGGTAAAAATCTTTAATGAGCGTCAACGCAAAGAACAATTGCCAGCTAACATAACCGAAGCTCCTAAGTTTTATGAGGCTAAAAGTGAGCCTGTGGAATTATCCGACTCTGCTCGTGAAACTTTTGCTAGAATAGGTGAACGGGCTAGGGAAGCATTTATAGAGGAACAGATTGAGAGAGCTACCTTTTATAATATTCCTTATAAAATCTATGGCGATAATTATTATCAATTAATGATTGATATTGATAAATACGAGTATTTACTCGAGCGAGCAAAAGACTATTGTATAGATTGGGATGCTAGCGAATATGATATGCTAGCTTTAGAGCAGGAAATAGAAGAAGCCGAGCATAATGCTTATATAGCTGATCAAGAATTACGCTCTTACTATTCACAATCAAGAGGGGTAGAGGTTTAAGATGTCAGAAATAAAAGATCGTTTTATTCCGAAAGAAGAGTTTATGAGGTTGTTATTTACTAAAATTGATGGTGTGGATACGCATGAATTATCAATGTGGGTTAAGTCTCAAACTAACGATCAATGGGTAGTTGTGCCAAAAGCTTTTTGTGATTTAGCAATAAAGCTTATTGATTTTTTAAACGATAAAAATTTTCTTGCGGGTGAGAAAGAAGTGTTAGAAAACATTTATTCTGTAAAAAAATATTTATAAATTAATAATATAATAAAACTAGTAAATACTGAAACTAGTAAATAATAAGAACATTATATACAGAAATAATAATATACATAAATAAAGTTATTAGTATGGAAAATAGGCAAGAACAACAGTTTAAAGAATATCAAAAGTTACTAGATTTAGAAAACAAAAAATCAGAAGTCTTTGATAAACTTGTGAAATTCCGAAAAATTCAAGGAGGTTATTTATCCGATAAAAAAAACTATACTGATCCTAAATATTGTAAGCTACACAAAGAATTTATGACTTCTTTTAAAGTATGGGAAAAATTTAGGGAAAATTTAGAGTTTAAATATAAATTTACCTTTCCTGTTAGTTGTAAGGCTTCACGTAATGGTCACCCTTTATTTTCAGAATATTTTAAAACTGGATTTAATTTAGTAGGAGGGGCAAGTTTATGAACAAACAACAATGGTTAAGAGAGCGTAAGAGTTATCTGGGTGGCACTGATTTAGCTGCTATAGCAGGGCTTAATCCTTATCGTACTGCTCTTGACGTATATTTAGATAAAACTAGCGATGATATTAGGTGCGAGACTAGCCCTGCAATGCACTGGGGAACTCTTTTAGAAGACGTTGTTGCTAAAGAATATGCACAAGTTACTGGTTACGATGTAGAAATAGAACCAAACACAATTTATCACTCTGGATATAAGTTTTTAGGAGCTAATATTGATAGGTGGGTTGATCGGTGGGTAAACAATGGAACGCATATTCTAGAATGTAAAACAGCTAGTTTTACCAAGGCTAAAGAGTGGGGCGACTCAGGCACTGACCAAATCCCCGAGTCCTATCTTGTCCAAGTAGCTTATTATGCTGCTATCTGTGATGTACCAAAAGTTGATATAGCTGTCCTAATTGGCGGTCAGGATTTTAGGATTTATACTTATAATAGAGACAAAAATCTAGAAGAAAAGCTTATTAAAATTGGCGTTAATTTCTGGCATAACCATATAGAAAAAAGGATACCGCCTAAATGTGTAAGTACTAGGGATACATTCAATTTGTTTCCCGAGTCGCATTATCACGAAATAGTAGCTGAAGATAATATTTTAGAAAAATGGGAAGAACTTAAGGCAGCTAGAGAAGAGGAAAGTAGGATACAGACTACTATTGAAAAGTTAAAAGTTGAAATTCAAGAGTTTATGCAAGATTATGATGTACTAATAGACATTCAGGGGAATGTAATAGCTACATGGAAGAATACTACGCCGAGATCGCTTGTTGACGTTAATAAATTAAAGGAAATGTTTAAGGACGTATACGAACAATGTCTAAACACTGGAAAACAATCAAGAATGTTTTTAATTAAATGATGACGAGAAAATATCCTCTACTGACAAAGGAAGAACAAGAAGAATTAAGGAGAATGCGCAAAGAAGCTGGTATAGCAATACCTAAAATAGCAGAGTATATGCATACTTATCCATCCAAGATTAGTGAGTTGGAAAGAGGAGAAAAAGGGGTTGATCCTGATTTCGTAGAAAGATTAAAGAAACGTTATAGATTAATCATACAATATAAAAATAGTTAAAGTAATAAGAGGGGAATGAGCATAATTGACGCATTAAAAGAAGTGTTGAATTTGTATAGAAATTTTAACAAGAAAATAGAAGAGGAGGAAATAAAAGAAAATGAGTAACATAACAGCAATAAATACCAGCAATGAAATTGACCAGCATATATGGTCAGCACTAAAAAACAGCTTATATACCGGTGCAAGAGATGAAAGTATAAAGATGGTACTTGATTATTGCAAAGCGGCAAAATTAGACCCAATGCAAAAGCCTGTGCATATTGTTCCGATGAGTGTAAAGAATGCTCAGACAGGTAGGTACGAATATAAAGACGTGGTTATGGCAGGTGTTGGTCTATATAGGATACAGGCAGCACGTAGTAATCAATATGCAGGTGTAAGCGAACCTGAATTTGGCGAAGATGTTACATGTAATTTAGGTGGCGTAGATATTACCTATCCAAAATGGTGCAAGGTAACCGTTAAGAAGCTGGTAAATAATACTATTGTTGAGTTTACCGCTAAAGAATACTGGTTAGAAAACTATGCTTCTAAAAAAGATGAGCGCGCACCCAATACTATGTGGCAAAAAAGACCATACGGGCAGCTTGCCAAATGTGCTGAGGCGCAAGCACTACGTAAAGCTTTTCCTGAGATAGTCAGTCAGCATCCGACAGCTGAGGAAATGGAGGGCAAGCATTTTAATGAGTTTGAAATGGAAGTTAAAAATATAACACCAAAATCTGCTAGCATAAGTAGCAAGCTTGATTCTGTGTTATCTCATCAGGAGGAAGAGGTAAAAGTCCAAGAACCAAGCGAAACACTTTTAGAGTTGCTAGAACTTATTAAATTGCATAATGTATCAAGTGATATAATAAACAAGTGGTGTAGCAAAGCAGGTGTTGAAAGTATTGCCGATTTAGGAGAGGAAAGGCAACTATCCTGTATTGAATGGATTAATAAGCAGTATAACTATTCACAAGATATGGAGGCAGCGTAAGTCTAGAAAATACACCTAGATTTGCTTGTTAAAATATGTTAACGTGAACACACGATCAATTACTCATTTTTTTCCTGTTTTTAGGGGCTAATCTTTTAGCTCCTTTTTTGTTTTTACGAAAAAACATGGATTAGAATTGTTTCTGCTATAATAAAAATAAAGCTTTTATTTTTGTTATAACTAGAGGCAAGAATGCAAAATTATGATCCATATTTAAATACCTACAACTATCCTTATAACAACTCCGAACCTTATAGCTTAGCTTCTGATGGCGATAATCAGATGCCTGATCCTCGTTATGAAGACGCGGGGTATGGTGATCCTTATATGTCTTACGGGAATGCTTACGATAATGACGGAGCACAGTATTCTTTTAAAGAAGGAGGTTCGGTCAAAGAGGAAGAGTTACCAAGACTTGCTGATCTGATTAGAAGACACGGAAGGAATGGCGATACTGAGCTTGCCCATATTAATCCTATTGAAGCTCACATATTAAAAAGTTTAGGTGGTAGCGGTACGATAAATCCTGCTACCGGACTTCGTGAATATGGTTTCTTCAAAAACCCGTGGAAAGCAATAAAAAGTGTACTTGGAGGAGGAGCAGGAGCAATTATCGGTAACATGATTGCGCCTGGAATAGGCGGTATTATCGGCGGCGCACTTGGTCAGGGAGCACAACACGCAGCAAGAGGCAAGAGTGCTTTGAGTGGAGCTTTAAAAGGAGCAGGTATGGGAGCAGCTCTTCCATCTCTTGCATCTGCTCTTGGCTCGGGAGTAAGAAGCCTTGGAGGAACAGCTCTTGGCTCTAGTCTTAGCAATTACGGCAGTACTAATGCGATATTACCTGCTTTAGGCATGGGGAGTTCTGGTGGTAATAGTGGTTTCTTTGGGCTTGGAGGAAGTAATCCTTATGTAAATGGTGGTCTTAGCGCTGCGACTGCACTTTCGCAAGGAACGGGAGGAGTACCTAGAGGTTATGGACAATATCCGCAAATGCAATATCCAAATTATTATCCTAGCTATCCTTATGTAGATAATAGGGGTTTTTTAGAAAAGTTTGGTGATAACGCCAAAGACTATCTAACTCAGCCAGGGAATTTACTAACACTTGGCACTGTAGCGGCTCAATATGCTGGTCGCCAAAAGCCAAAGAGTCCCGAGCAAATAGCGGAGGAAGAGAGGAGGTATCGAAACGCAAGTCGTAAGACTATTGCCGAGATTGAAGCTGACGAGGCTCTTGAGACCGCCCGCGAAGATTTACAAAAAAAGCGGAAAAACAAGCAGCTGGAAGAAGATATAAAGAACATGGGTCGTATTAATCGGCGAGTTGTATCACCTGAGGAGTTTGCAAGAACAGGTCGCTGGCTTGAGTATACGGATGAGGAAGGGCGGCCACTTAGAATGAAAGGCGGCGGGAGCGCCCGTAACCCTTATGCTTATTTAAGGGGCGAAATTTATTCCCCGCGAGGCTCTATAGGTTATTTAAGCGGCGGGAGCGGCGGTCAGGATGATTTGATTGATGCAAAGCTTAGCGACGGCGAATATGTATTTGACGCATCGACGGTATCTGATTTAGGCGACGGTAATAATGCAGCGGGAGCACGTAAGCTTGATGTTTTCAGAAAAAATATCCGCAGGCATAAGAGAGGTGGAAGGATAAATCTTCCGCCACGTGCAAAGTCTTTGGAAAGTTATTTGATGGGTTAAGGTTAAAATGAAAACACACAACTTAAATGACTTAAGGGAACAGGCACTTAGCCTAATTAACCGTGATGTAGGGCGAATGGTAGCTAACCCGACACCTGTATATAGGGGAAAGACTAGCGTTCCGATGTCTGCTTTAACGCAGAAGAAACGGATGCTGGAAGAGCAGTTTAATAATTCTCCTGCTCCTTACTCGGTGGAGGCAAACAGCGTTTTTAATAGAACTCCGCAAGGTTTTAATGAAGGGCAGAAAACCTCTTTACTGGATATACTTAGGTCAGGTCAAAGACAAGTAGGCAATACTGGATGGAATCTGATGAGTAAGCAGTTTGGAGATAGAACCGATACTAGACAACCGAGTTTTTATAATAAGTTTGTCAAGAACTTGAATAAGGGGCTTGATTTATCAGATGTTGGTATAGACGCCTTAAGCAACGATGCACAGAGCCTTGATTCTGAATTTAATTCCGGACTTGGCAATAGTTTAAATGCACTTGGGAACGCCGAGAAAGCAAAGAGAGCAGGACTGAACTCTATGCTAGGGCAATTTGGCAATCAGCAGCATATATACTCACATCTAGCCAATTCGGCAGATAAGAATAAGTTTTACGAAGAATTAAATGCCCCAAAGCAAAAGATGAAGGCGTTATACAATATAGTAAATAGCGGTGGTAATCCTGATAACATGGGGCCTTATGGTGAAGCAGCAGCAGTTAAAGTGCTTGAAAAGGGGCTAAATCTTTATAATAGCCCGACTCCCACTTATAGTGGTCAGCAGCTAGCTAATGTGCCGGAAGAGTTAGCGGTATCGCATCGCCTGCTAGGGGATTTGAGTCATGATTATAATGATTCCTCAAGGGAAGAAAGAGATAACCTCTATAGCTCGTTAATGGGACGAGAGAATGTCGGCTCGCGAGCTATAGGCGATTTACCTACAATTTATAATCCACAAGCAGATAAGCTTGATGCTGATACAAAAAGTCTTTTAAAAGCTGAAAAAGCAAGGATCAGTATGGATCATGAGCGAAGAGGCACTTATGGATCGCAGTCGCATTTATCACAAACCGAGGATGCTATCAATAGAATTGCTAAAAGTCGTTTTGGCAATAGAAACAATCTCTTGCAGGATGTACTTCGGGGGAGAATGAGCAGTTTAAATAAAAGCGACACGAATGATTTAAACCGGTTAAATAGTTTAGGTCAGCAAGGATTGTCCGAATATCAGGATATACTTGGCAAGATTAGCGGAATGAACCAGCTCGGAGTAGATAAATGGCTAAATACGCAAGATGAGTTAAATCAAAAACGTGAGCGATTTGAAGAAGAAAGGAATCAGGAATGGCCGCAAGGTTCGGGTACTGATATTGTCAAATATAATGTAAACCCAGAAATCAGCAGTATTTTTGCAAATCCCAGTGTCAGTAGTAACCCATCTGTTTATACCCCATCTTTAAGGCCTAATATTCATGCTCTCGCTCAATATGCGCAAACTGTGCCTGTCAGTCATAGCGAGACGGAGCTTGAGAGCAACCTAAATCAGGATATGGGGGGCATCAAGAATTATGCCGATTTTGAAAATACTAAGATTCAAAGAAAGAGAGAAGATGAGCTAAGGCGTCAGCAAGAGGCAACGCGTCTAGCGTCAAGAATGGCAGAAGAAAATAGGCAAGCTCAGATTAGGAAAGCTAAGGAATTAAAAATAGCAGAAGAAAATAGGCAGGCGTTACTAAAAAGAAAAGCTTTAGCTGAAAGCAAATTAAAAGAAAGAGATATTCAACTAAAAAGGCAACAAGCTGAATTAGCCAAGGTGCAAGGTAGATATGACCTGATGCGCGAACTTGGGATGGATTATAGTAATTATAATAGAGATAAAGATAGAATAGCCATATTGCAACCAAGGATACAGAACATATTAGATAAAATGTCTTACTGGAAAAAATATGCAAATTTAATTTAATTATGACTATGGAAGAAGAAATATTAAATCAGGTGCAAGCTTTACCGGAAAGAAGAAATCCTTTTGACGAAGGAATAGCAAAAGCAGTTAGCAGTACCCGAAGCAATTTAAGGATGAGCAGGGATCAGGAGCATAGAGCAATAAATAATGCGTTACTTGCTCTTGGTAATGGTTTAGCAAAAGAACCTATACAGCGTGGGTTTAAAAACAATTTAGGAGTTATAGGGCGGGCGATGAATCCGGCGCTTAGTGCTTATAACACTAGCGAGGATACAGCTATTGCCGAAAATGAGCGTTTGGCTAATCAAATCATGCAGCATCAAAGAGCAGAGCAGGCTTTAGCCGATAAAAGAGAAGAAAATGCTTGGCATCGTAAATTCCAGGAGAGGCAACTCGCGGAGACTAAGAGACATCATAATTTACTCGATAACTTCAAAAGGGAAAAAGGAGCAGGTAAAAGTTTACTAGATAATTTTAAAAAAAGTGAAAAAGATCAGGAGAAACAAGAAGCATTAGAAGAGTTGAAAGGAATGCTAACTCATGCAGAAAATACGGTTACGAACCTTGGCTCTGAAGGGGAGCGATCACTCTTAGCCAAAAACTTCCGATCAAAATTCAGTAATCAGGAATATAGTCCGGATCAGGCAAAAATTTGGGCAATAGGTGAGGTATTACGCGGGAAATTGAATAAAGCTTTTAAATATACTAATCAGGAAGAATTTAAACATATACCGACAATATCGCCTGATAATGATATGGCAACAAATTTAAACGTTATTAATGATTTAAGAGCTATGCTAGGTATAGAAGGAGAAGTACCGGAACAAACTGAAGAATATGTACATATTTTTAATCCTCAAAGCGGAGAAGAAACGTTGATACATTCAGATGATTTAAATGAGGCTATTAACAACAGAGGATGGCAAAGGAAATGAGTTCTTTAGAAGGGTTAAGAACAAAACCCCTGCATAATCTTGAAGGATTAAGAATAAAACCAGTAAGGCCAAGGAAAGAATCAGCATCTTTTCTTGATAGGGTTAGTCAATTCGGTAAGGGAGCATTATCAGGTTTTAGTAGAGCGGCTATGTCCGAAGCAGCTGATCAAGCAAGTAGTGGAGTAATGGAGGTTGGAGGTATGGCTGTTCCTATATCTGAAAGTACTGCACTGGCAAATATTCCACAAAAAGGCATTGAGTCTTTGGATGCCATGAAGCCTCGGGAGAATGATAGTTTAGGGAATATTCTATATAAAGCTGGAGAATTTGGAGGAGCTACGGCGAGCCTTCCTCTTCCAACTAGTACCGGAGTAAATGCTGCTAGAAGTGCAATTGGAGGGGGTGGTAAATCTTTATTAACCAAATTTGCCAAGGATATAGGAACGGGCAGTAGCATAGGGGCAGGATCGGGAGTAATGCAGGAAGCAGGAGTTGACCCATTATATGCTGATCTGATATCCAGTCTTGCTACTCCTACTGCTATTGTTAAAAGTAAAAGCCTGTTAAATAACTTTACGAAACCTCGCGAGACACTTGCAAAAATACCGATGAAACTTATGGGATTAACACCTAAGAGTATGAATATTGAGGCAGCTAGAGCTGCAAGAGATTTAGGCATAGATTTGCCTGCTGCAGCAGTTACCGATTCCAAATTAACCGCCTTAGCCGATCAGTATGTGGGGAAAGCCCCTATTTTTGGTAATAAGTTAAAAAATAAGTATCTACTTGCCGAAGAACAGACACAAAAAGTCCTGAGTGATATTTTTGATGAAATTGGCCCATCAAGAACTCCGGAAATAGAAGGTCAGATTGCAGGTCGATATAATAAAGTAGAGACTTCATTACCAGCGGATGCAAAAGTATTACCTATTAATCTTAAAAAGGCTATTGATGATATTAAAATAAATACGGCTATTCTTTCTCCTGACGAAAAAAGCCTGTTACAATCACTTGAAACTATTAAAAATGAAATAGAGCCGGCATCAAAAATAATAAGTCAGTATGGGCCTATAAAGTTACCGTTACAAGAATATGACGTTAATAAACTTGTTGGTACTAAAAAGAGTCTGAATTCAATTATAAAATGGGATACGGGTGCAGGAGTTAAAAATCACCTTAAGAGAATACAAAAAGCGATTTCGCAGGATATTAAAGAGTATGGCAAAACTAATCCTGAGTGGTATGATGCTTTTAAGGAAGCCGATAAATTATATGGAGATGTTGCAAAACGGGAAAGACTGGAAAATATCCTTCGTCATAAAGCAACAAGCGATGCTACTGAAAGTCTATCCTATAATACTCTTGCTAAGGCAATAAATAACCATAAAAATACTGCATCTATTAGAAAACAGCTTACTCCTGAGACTTTTGAAAAAATACAGAAATTAGGCACTGTTGCTAAAGCTATGGCTATAAAAAGTAAAAATATTCCTAATCCGTCAGGGACGGCTACTACCGGTGGGATTAGTGCGGCAATTTTTGGATTGTTTTATGATCCTATTACCACAGCCAAGCTTCTTGGCGCAGGATATGGTGCAAGCAGGTTATTAACCGATAAGAAGTTTTTGGATTTAGCTTTAAAATTAGCAGAGAATCCTAATAATCTTGCAACTACTACCGCTTTAAATCACCGTATAAAAGAAATTACCGGATATTCTGCGGTAGCTTTAAGTAAAAACTTACAACATATGAATAATGCGGCAGAGTAACTGTTTAGATTATAGGCGAAGTAATCCACAAAAAGTCTTGATAACTTTGTGAATTAAGCAGGTAAAAGGTTGGATTTTTAAGCTTTTATTGACTGCCTAAAAAATAGGCAAACTCAGGTTAAGCTTTCTTCTTCCTCTACAAGAGATACATCACCGCTTAATAATACAGATGTGGTAATGTGCATATTCTCAAACTGCAAAAGAGAATTTGCTTGGGCGTTGGTATTCGTAATCGGTTGATGATCGATATTATCTAAATCTAGTGATTCCAGTATTTTACTATCGGAAATTTTAGAGAGGGGAGCTTTTTGACTTTTTAACAATTCAATAATTAGGTTTTTATCTGCAAGCTGTTCTTTTAAAAAAAGTAGTTCAGAGTTTATAGCGGGAGCAGTTTTTATTTCAGAAATTGCTAGTTTATTTTCCAACTCCTGAACAATAAAGTCTTTCTTGAGTAAAATATTTTCCATTTCTTTTATAACCAACTCTTTTTTATAGTTGTTTTCTTCGAGAGTTTTAATGATATCCCCTCTCTCAAGAATGGTAGTTTCAAGTTGCTCGCAAGAGGAATTTAGAGCATTTATCCTTTCTTCAAGTTTGCTTATTGATAAATCTTGATTGCGATTAAGATTTTCTAACTCTCTTAAGCTGCTTTCTTTTACAAGCACAAGCGATTTTTGCACTTCTAATTGATCTCGGAGTTCTGTTATGGATTGCTGATGGTTCTCTACAAGTAAATCTTTTTCGTAAATAGCGGTAACGATAAGAGCTTCTTTTTCCTGAATACGCAAACGCTCTACAGTTATTTGATTTTGTAGCTGGGTAATAGTGTTTTGTTTTTCAGTTATAATTAAATCCTTAGCAACGATTCTCTCATTTAAAGTATTACACTCTAAAATTCTTGCATTTAAAGTTTGTTCTGTATTTACAAGACTTGTGCTATTTCTAGCTGTAAGGTTAGTTTGAACGGATAACTGATTTTGTAATTCTGTAATAGCACTATTTCTTGAAGCAATGATATTATCCTTTTGAAGTAAAGCAGTTCTTAATTGCTCTACCTCAATAAGTAAATTATCACGTTGTATCTGAATAGGAGCTTTTGGTAATTCTTTTAACTTCATATTGCAAATCTTAAACCTGCGGTAATATTATGCACTCCATAATTACGATTGCCTATATTTTTAAGGCCTCCAATCGTTCTGGCTTTATTATTTCCTAGATTAAAATAATTATAGCTTACATCTAGCGTAGCCGTCTCGCTAATTTTTATATCTATACCGCCAGTTAGTTTATAAGCAAATTTATAAAATGTCTTTTTTTGGGACTTTGCTAAAGGGACATAGACTCTATCTTCTGCTGAGAGAGCAAAACCTTTGCCAACTTCTTTTAATGTAGCGACTCCAACTCCCCCACCAATAAAAGGAGTTATTTTACCGAGTTTAAATACATCTTTATATACATTAAGCATTAAACTATCAGCTTTGGTTGTTACTAATATTTTAAAAATATCTTTGTTCGAATTAAATGAAGTTTCATTAGTATGAAATAGAAAATAATAATCAAAAAGTAGTTCAGTCCTAATTGATTCGTTTAATTTAACGCCTACTCCGAATTCAATTAATGGAAAGCTATTTGTAAGTCTAATTTTACCTTCAAAATCATGATTGCTGAATTTAACTGTATGAATATGATTTATTCCTATTCCGGCTTTTACATAATATTTATTATCTGCTAAAGTTAGCCCAGAAAATAATAAGCTAGTAACAGCAATTAATTTGATGAGTTTCTTAAACATTTTAAATTCCTTTATTATTAGTTAATACAAAATCAAGTAGGGCAAGGCTATCGGCCTCATTATCGTCTACAGGATTAAAACCCTTGTTTTTAACGGCAGTTATTACGGCCTGCTTATCGGCGTTTCCTTTACCGGTAATATGTTTCTTTATCGTACCGACAGGTATGCCGGAGTAGGGTATTCCGTGATGTTCGCACCATGCAGTCAAATGGGCAACGAATCCCCCGTATTTATGGGCAGCGTCTATCCCCTTATGGGCCCTTACTTCCTCAAAATAAATCACATCAATAGCTCCAAGTGTTTGTTTAAAATCGGTAAGCCATCGTTTAAAACGTAAGTATGGCATGCCGCCCCCTTCAAATCTTCCGGTTTTAAAACTGGCAGTTCCTGAAGTGATTTTGCCGGAGTTATCGCACGTAGCGAAGCCGGTAGTAGTACCAAGGTCTAGAGCTATGATAATTGATTGCCTCATTTCCCAAGCTCTTTATCAATTTCTAATTCTTTCTCAATTATTTCTTTGGCAATTTCTTCTAAAGGATTATAAAAACCAAACCAGTATATCAAGCCGATGCCTAGTAGAGCGACAAAAAGAAGGACTATGTTACGCATAATTTTTTCTTTTTAATTATAGCACGTAATAGTTAGAACCTTAAAAAATCGTAATTATTTACAAATTATTATTTTCTTGTGCAAGCATTACTAAATAGGCTTTCTTTGCCCATTCTTCCCAGCTTTTAAAGGCAAGTTCTCCATCCTTTTTACGAACGTCTTTATAGGGACTTGGTACTCCGGCAGTCATAAATGGCTCGAATCCGATTAAGTTTTGCGCCCATGCTGCCCATTTTGTTTCATCATGGAGGATAGGAAGAGGGAAATCCGAGTAATCATCACAAACAGTAGCTGCCCAGTATTTAATGCTAATATATTTGGGATAAACGCTAATCATGGCCTACCGTCATCTATTTCAGCTAAAACAAAGGTAGTTCCCATCTGATAACCGGAACCGATACCTTCTGATTTGAAGGTAAAATTAATGTTTCTTCCCTGTATACGTTCGTTAATAGCAGGTCTAATAATATTCTCTAGTTCTCTGTCCTCAGTAAGGTTATAAGTAGCTGTTACAGGAGTACTTGCAGGATATTCATATGTATTAATGCTAACAGTCATTTTTATTTTTTTTGTACCTACAATATTAGGCTCTATTCTCTGTATAGATATGTTATAATCAATACCCGCTACCTGTTTTTGTGGATTAAAAGTAGCATAAGAAATTATAGGCGTGGTGAAGAAAGAAGGAATAGCTTTAACCTGCTGATCTACTTCCTTATAAAGATTGACCTGATCATTTCCGACTTCATGTTCCCAGACGTAACTGTTATTATCACCTTCGTAAGGAGTCAAATTTTTGCCTACAGTGTACATATTACCGCCGGTATTATCGAAATAACCTGCTGCCCGTTCTATGCCGGTATCATACCAGGTATTATCTACAACATTGTAAATAACGGCTCTGGTACATCCAACATTAGCATCTTTCCCTTTTTCAGGATAGAACCACCATATTTCATCTCTGCTTACGTTTTTGACGCCAAAGACCCTCTGACGTTTACTCATATCGATAGTATCGAAAAAAGTCTGACGATTAAGATTATTTTCAAGCGGAAGAACTACGCCGTTGAATACAAAAAATCTTTGTGTTCCCGGCCAGTAGAATATTCCGTCATATTCAACTACGCTATTTGAAGATAAAATGGAGCTATCTCTTGATAATACCTTCTTGCTAAAAGAAAGATCATCAGGATCATCAATGACCTGATTATTGCTACCTGTAGTATTGGTAATAAGAACAACAGAGCCGAGTGTCCAGAAGATTATAGTCGGCGAGTTTGCTCCTCCTCGCCATTCTGCACCGTAGATTACTTTATCGGTGCTAATATTGATGGAATATTTATCTTTAAAAAATAAGAAAGGTTTTTGCAAGTCAGTCTGCTCTCCTGATTTGTCTGCGGCAATCGAAGACCACCTAACTAGGCCGTTGTTACCATAGTAAAATAATCTACTTCCCACGTAGATCATTCCTCCTGTTGCTTCCTGTAAAACAAAATCAGGAAAATTTACCTGAAAAAAACCATCGGTAGCTTCCTTTGCCAAGATACTAGAAATAGCTTCGCTGCTATTAATATCCGTGTAGTTTTTCATACCCAGACATAATATCATTTGCGTTGGAAGGCTATTGATAATGCTTATTACTACCACAAATTGTGTCAAGGTATTGGTAGGATTAGTGAATTTCTTAAAATAAGTTAAGGTTTGACTACCAATATTGTTATAAGTAGCATCTATTACGCTATATTTATGTTGCTGAGTAACAAGAGAAACCCCGACTAAAATGTGTTTATTCCCATCGCTATCATAGTATATAAGAACTGCGGTTGGAGTAGAGCTAGGTGGTAACAGTTCAGGTATAGTCTGTATATATAGTACATAATTTTTCATTCCACCGATGTTTTGGGGTTGTCCTCTAAAAAACCTGACCCATTGCCCACGCGAGCAGTAACTTCCTTGAAAAGGAGAACCATCACGGAGTATTCCAGGATTATAGATAATAGGAAACATCTGTTTTTGTGTAGCCATAAATTACCCTACGTCTCTTTTTACGCTGCGATCAATGTAACGATCTTTTGTCAGGTTGTTAGCAGCAGTTAAGCTTTCCTGATATAACTTTGTATAGACAGGCATTCTCTGATCATCCTTTAAATAAATAAGAGCCTCTAAAAAGGCAGCATAGAATAGAAGATCAGGGTAATAGTCCGTTAGTATGTTTGTTTGATTCTCATTTGTAATCAAGTCTGGTCGCCCGTTATATATTAACCGATAAACATTATTTTGAGCAGGAGTTGGGCTTATAAAAATTCTATCATAAGGCTTAGTATTCGGTTGTATTTTATCGGCATAAAATAGCGGTGGATTATCAATAGTAGCGGTATCGACATTCGGCCAATAATTTATGCAAAACTCATAACTTCTTGGAAATAAAATTACATTATTAGTAAATAGGGATTCAGGCGTTCCATAGCTTAGAGAGATAGTTTCCTGCCAATCGGGAGGTTTTGAGATATTAGCATTATTTGCCTGAAACTGACCGTCAAATGCCTTTTGAAAACCTGTGGTATTTAGCTCCTTCCAGATTTTCTGCTGTCCCATCTCAATAAAATAGGGAATGGCGGCAGCAAATTCAATGCTACCTCCTCTATTGGCATAAGCTATTATTTGGTTTAAAAGAGTAGTGTAATTCATATTCAGTTACGACTAATATCATTCATCAATTTTTTGTTATAATCATCACCTAAATCGTAAATACCAACTGCAACAATTTTACTTAGAGTTATATAATCTGTTTTTTTAAGTTATACTGTCTCAGTATATGCAATTATGAACCAGTTAGTATATCCCAAAGGTGTATAGTTCCCTACTATCTGTAGACAACCTCCCGATCCGATAACTATTTCTTTTTTGAAATTATCTAGGTTATCTCCAAGAGAGGTTTTAATTATCATAGAATAGCTTGCTGTTAGACTACTTGGTCGTTGTTTGAATATGAATTGCTTACCATCTGTAGCTTCTGATAATACTGGCAACGTAATAGTACAATTACCAAAGCCTATAATAAAGATATCATAAATAGTAGCCTGATAACTAGCTCCATCATTTATAGCTAGAAAACTTGGTGCAAAAAAAGGCGGCATAAACTCTTTCCAGTATGAATCTTGTCTAACATTTAGTTTTTTTGTATCTGTATTATAAATTACTAATCCATCTTGAGGATCGAGAAGAGCATCTCGCTGAGTAGTTGTCATTCTTGCATGCAGTAAACCTCCTTCGCTTGAATTTATTTCAAGAAGTGCTGATGGAGAAGAAGAGCCTTCGCCAAGTTCGCCGTTAATGATAGTGCATACCCTGCTATCTGCTCCTGTTCCTTGCATTTGAAACGTTACCGGTGTTAGCCCGTCCACAAGTATTACTCCTGTATCTGCAACATTGTCGTTACTGCCGAACTGCAACGCTCCAAGATTACTTAATTTATATAGAGGAATGCTATCGACGGCTTTATTTTTCCTAGCTTGTTGTAATGCAGCTATTTTAAGACCGCCGTCTTTTATTTTTTTCCCTGTTTCTCCGCTAAAAACGGCAATATTATCATCTGACGCTACTTCCGGTCCCGTTACATCTCCGGTTCCGCCGCCGCCCTCTTTCAACTCTATCCATTTATCTCTACTGTAATATTCCTCATAACCAGTATCGCTGTTAAAGATAAGTGTCCCGTCCTTGATCGGTTTTTCCGGGTTATCGGTATTAACTAAAGCATCTCTTTCTTCAGTTGTTACGATTGGAGGATTAAAACAGCTATTTTTATCTTTATAGTTAATCTGTAGTCCATTTAACTGGGTTATAGGCTTACTTGTTCCTTTATCTATCGGCATATATTCCTCATTGATTTATTCTGGGTCAGCTACAACGGTAATAGTTCCCCACTTACCTTCGTCAAAAGTCCTAAGCGTCTTGTCTAAATTCGGTTCTGTATTATCAAAATAAGTGAACCCATCTACCTGATTTTCTTCTGTTTCTACTTCTTCTTTTTTTCCTGTTGGAAATATGAAAGGAATTCCGCTACTCAGTCCTACTCCGGCAGCGGTTGTAGGAACTGCATATAAATTCTGCCATACACCTTTAATAAAAATCTGAATACAGGCTCTATCGATATTATAAATCATAGTACCCGGTTTAACCTTAACCCGCTTGCCATCTACTTCATAAGCAGTAACGTTTGTTATTTCATCTTTTTGTTTATCAGTAAGACAGGGAAGAGCAAAAGTAGCGTTAGGGTTGTTAGTACCGGTATTTTGATCACTGGTAATAGTAAGACCGCTAAACTGGGTTATATTATCTAAATCTGCCATATATATTTTCTTTTTATTTTTATTATATCACAGGGTGCCTACAACTCTTAAAAATCGTAAAAATTGAGTTAATTCAAAAAATTACATGCCTCAATAAATCGTTGTATCTTTGGAGCGTCATACCCGTATTGGATATTTGCCTCTGATTGCAAATAAGCTATAGCTTCAGGTGTTGGATTATCGAGTTTGCTTAATTTTTGATCCGTAAGAAAACGTTGAAATCTGTAATAATATAGATTATTTTCAGCTCCCTTGTATAAAGAGAGAATTTGAAATTTAAGCTCTACTGCGTCTGTTCCTCCTTGTATAGTCAAGTTCAGGCTATTAGCTAGTAATCCAAGTCCATTATTAGGGGCTACTTTTAGATTATCTCCCATGGTAGTGATTTCAATATCGGGATTGGAATAACCTGTACCGACCGATAAAATACAAATCTTTACTTTTTGCGGGAACAAAATATTAGAAAACGTATATCCAAGGTCGGTAGGATTATTTTGGTATAAACCACCATCAATAAAAAAAGTTTTAGGATCAGCTCCTTGAATTAAAGTCGGGCGAAAAAATACCGGTGCAGCACTGGTAGCAATAGCAACATCAATACAAGTATAATTTTGTCCAGTAGTAAAACCCGGAATTAAAACATTAGAAAACTGGTAGTACTGGCTACTTGTAACATCACCATATGGAAAATTAATATTATCACTACTAGGCCCAGTCCCACCTTGAAAACCTACAGCAGTAATCAAAGTATTAGTTTTTAATTGAAACATGCGGGTAGTACCTAGAATAGCAGTTAGAGCATCCCTCAGAGGTTTCTGATTGTAGATATAAGGATCAACTCCCGGAACTGCCAGCACAGTTCCTAAAGTAGCATCTCCTGCCGGACCAAGAGGTTGCAAAGGATTAACTCCTGCTCTAATAGTAAAAATATTTTCCGCTTGATTTTTTAGTAATTGAATAACATCGGCAGGAGATAGAGCGTTTGAATAAGCTATAGATTGAACGCCACCAATACTTGTTCCACAAATAATATCAAAATACTTCCATAATTCATTCCCGTTGATTTTGGCATCATTGCAAAATCTTTCTAGAAACGTAGCAGAGAATAATCCTCTAATACCGCCTCCGTCTAAAGATAAAATACGTACTATACGCATACTTTTTACTAAACATGGAAGATGATAGATAAATAGCAGTTACTTAAGCAATAACTGCTATTTATTGTAGCTATAGAAATTAATACTCTATGATAATAATTCCAGCAGCTCCTGCGCCGCCAGTACCAGTAGCACTTTTGAAAGCACCACTACCACCGCTACCGCTATTAATACTAGCCGCTATACCAGCACCAGCAATGACAACACCAAAGCCTGCACCATTAAGTACAGAATTACCACCACTACCAGAGCCTATCGTTGAAGATGTTGAACAGTTACTACCTCTTTGACCGGAAATATTAATACTTCCACCTAAGGCAGTACCACCTACTCCTCCTGGTTGTACAGTCGTGCCAGTAGCAGTAATACCATTACCTCCCCCATTAGCAGTAAGTGAAACTGCAGTAGTAGTAAAAGTAGATACCGCTCCTGCTCCTCCAACTGAATAGGTAGATGAAGAACTAAGGTCGGTTACATATCTAATAGCAGTACCACCCGCTCCACCGCCAGATCCAACAGCAGTAAGACTAGTAGTATTTCCTCCGTTCCCACCTCCACCAATTACAGTAACTTTAGCTGCTGTAACTCCTTCAGGTAATAGTGAACCTAAAACACCACTTCCTGAAGTTAGTACGATCATTCCACGAGCTGTACTAGGTCCATTGGTAGCACTTGTTGCTCTACCATACTGATCAAAAGTTATCATAGAAGGATTGGTATAAATTCCAGCGTCTATTCCAGTTGGAAGCAGTTCAATATCAACATTAATAGGATCGGTAGTATCAATAAAAATAGTTTCGTCTCTACTAGTGATGGAAGAAACATTACTTTGCCATGATAAATTACCTATTCCGTCAGTTGATAGTATTTGTCCTGGTATTCCTGAATCACCGGGGAACGTTAAATCTTGGCTAAAATACACATTACTTTGAGTATTTAATTCTGGATTAGCATTAATCTGTACTACACCTTGATTAGCTGATGTTATTCTTAATTTTCCAGATTCTTCAATATTTAGATTACCGACAGAGTTAAATGACGAAGCAGTAACAGTGCCTGATAGAGTCATATTACCATCATTATCAATCTGAGTATTAGAATTATCGAGTAAATTTCCGCTAGCTCCCCAAGTAACTATTGAATGTGGAGTTGTTATCTCTGGTGATGTTGAACTAGCAGAGATAATCCTACCTTGAGCATCTACAGTGATGTTTGCAGCGGTGTATTCTCCTGCTACGACAGCTGTATCAGCTAAGTCTATATTAAGATTATAACGATCAAGTACCCAACTAGGTGTGATGTTAATTTTTCCGCCTGTTCCAGATAAAGTTGTGCTATTAGCAGAGATAATCCTACCTTGAGCGTCTACAGTGATGTTTGCACCAGTGTAGTGTCCTGCTACAACAGCTGTATCGGCTAGACTTACAACAGGGTTAGCAACATCGCTAGAGTCAACGTTTATTTGACCTTCTGTACCAATAACCGAGTCTACAGTTCCGATGTCCCCATTAGTCGCAGAGACAATCCTACCTTGAGCATCTACAGTGATGTTTGCAGCAATGTATTCTCCTGCTACAACAGCTGTATCGGCTAAGCTTACAACAGGGTTAGCAACATCGCTAGAGTCAACGTTTATTTGACCTTGTGTACCGACAACCGAGTCTACAGCTCCGATATCCCCATTAGTCGCAGAGATAATCCTACCTTGAGCATCTACAGTGATGTTTGCAGCAATGTATTCTCCTGCTACAACAGCTGTATCGGCTAAGCTTACAACAGGTTTAGTAGGATCGGTAGAATCAACGTTTATTTGACCTTCTGTACCAATAACCGAGTCTACAGTTCCGATGTCCCCATTAGTCGCAGAGACAATCCTACCTTGAGCATCTACAGTGATGTTTGCAGCAATGTATTCTCCTGCTACAA